AGCGCGTATTGAAGCTAATCGTACAGCTAGAGTTCAGGGTCAAATTGATCGGGCAACAACACAAGCTGCAGGAGTACCCTGGTAATGGACATTATCTTAAAGAGTCTTAAATCTAAAACAGTACAATTCTCCATAGCCTTAGCAGTCCTGAGTATCTTGCAGGGCTATGTAGGCTTCTTGCCTGTCAGTGCCGCAGGCCAAGCAATGGTAGGCTGTATCATTGCAAGTTGCGTGACTGTGTTGCGCTTTGTAACTGTAGCGCCAATATCAGCTAAGTAAAAATCAGCTTTCATTGTATTAGAATCACTAATATAATGGACGCTCACACACATAATGAAGGAGTCATCCGTGACTGATTTAGTTGAAGAAGTAAATGTACAAGAAGCTGAGCCTACGATAACTGTTGGCGACACAACTTACCCTATTTCTGAGCTTGAAGACGAAGTTAAAGAAATGCTTTCTTTGCATCAAGAAGCGTCTCAAATGGCAATGGGCGCTAAACGCCAGGCAGCTATCCACGATCTTGCTGTAGCAAATCTTGCTTCTATGATTGAAAAGAGGCTAACAGAAACCGAAGAATGAGGTACGCATGGCGTATTTTAAGCGAGACAGATTTAATGGAACTGCGCCGGGGGTTGCTCCTCGGTTGCTTGCTGAACAGTTTGGTCAAATAGCAGAAAACGTAGACCTTGAATCAGGCAGGCTTGTCTCGATTAAAGACGACACCGACATTTACACACTGCAAAACGCTCTACGGCGCTCTATCTATTACTATAGAGATACATCGTGGCTGGAGTGGGCAGAAGATTCTGTCAGCGTCGTCCCCGGACCTATTCCTGGTGATACTACTGACCGCTTGTACTTTACCGGGGATGACTACCCTCGCGTAGGCGCAGTAGCTACGCTTGTTAGCGGCTCATCAGGCTACCCAGTCAATTCATATCGACTAGGTATTCCAGCGCCCGCGTCTGCTCCAACCACAGCTAAATCAGGAACTGTTGATACGACTCAGACGCCGTCTGACGTGAGTTACGTTTATACTTTTGTCAGTGCGACTGGCGAAGAAGGCCCACCGTCAGCCGCTAGCACAGTTTTTGAGCTAACAGATACTGAGACTGTTGTTGTGACTATGGGTAGTACTCTATCGGGTAACTACAATTTTGGAACTGGTGCGCTAAGACGTGTTTATCGATCTAACACTGGTAGTACTAATACTACTTTTCAGTTTGTCGGGGAAGTAGCATACACCACGCAAACCTTTACAGACACTGTTGATGCTGCAGCGCTAGGTGAAGTTTTACCCAGCGGCACGTGGATCGGCCCCCCGAATGATAATGGCACTCTATATCCTGACGGCCCGTTAAAAAACTTAATCCCTTTAGCGCAAGGTGTAATGGCTGGCTTTACAGGCAAACGGTTTTGTCTGAGTGAACCTTATCTGCCACATGCATGGCCTATTACATACCGTATTACAACAGAAGAAGATATTGTAGCCATAGCGAGTACTGCTAGCGGGGTTGCTGCTTTAACCGATGGGCAGCCATATTTTATAACAGGCACTGACCCCTCTGCAATGACGGCGATTCGTATAGATTTAGCCCAGGCTTGCATCAATAAACACAGTGTTGTTGATATGGGTGATTATGTTTTGTATGCAGGCCCCGACGGCCTATGTGCTGTGCAGAGTGCGAGCGGCCAGGTTGTTACCAAAGGTTTACTGTCTGTATCGCAGTGGACAGCAGACTACCACCCTACCCTGATAAGAGCTTTTAAACACGAAGGTACTTACGTTGCGTTCTGGACAAGCGGCAGTAATCACGGCGGTTGGGTATATGACCCTCGTGGCAGTGAGAATTCTTTAACAACACTGTCTTCTTCTGCCGAGGTTCGTGGTGGTTATATGAATCCAAAAGACGGCGAGTTATATATTATTGTTGGGACCAAGATCAAAAAATATCGTGGCGGGTCTAGCAGCAAGACTCTCAAGTTTAAGAGTAAGAAGTTTGTGACACCCGCCCCTGTGTCTATGAGCTGGGTCTCAGTACACGCAGACGTTTATCCAGCGACTGTAAAAGTCTCCGCTGACGGCACGCTTGTTGCCCATTACGTATTGAGTAAAGCTGGAGCGGTTTATACGCAAACAACAACTGTGCCGAGCGGTATTGGTGCAGGCACGCTACGCGAACCCGTAATGCGTATGCCAGCAGTTGTCGCACAAGAATGGGAGATCCAAGTAGAAGGTACAGACATTAACGAGTTCTGTTTAGCGCAGTCAATGGATGAGATTCGCGGGATATGACAACACCGACAAAAGTTCCGGCCCTACCAAAACCACCCTCTGATATAAAACCGGCGCTGCGGACATATTTAACTGCGTTAGCTGAAGCGGTTGAGATTAGACTGGGGCGGCGTGGTGACCCGATAGATAGAGCCGTTACGCTACGCGAGCTTATTGCTTCGGGCCTTGCCAAGCAATTAAAATCAACGTCGTTTGACCCCAACAATTTAAGTGGTGGTACCGGCATTGGTCCCGCAGTTGTGATTAATACTTCTAATCCAAGTATCCCCACTAATTTCACTGCAAACGGTGCGTATAGCCAAGTCAATCTTTTTTGGGATATTCCCCTCTACGGAAATCACGCAAACACAGAAATCTGGTCGCACACCTCAAATAGTATTGGTGATGCAACGCTAGTAGGCGTGTCTAGCGGCGGTGTATATATAGACCCTGTCGGTGGCGGCGTGACTCGCTACTATTGGGTAAGGCACGTATCTACTAGCGCTATAAACGGTCCTTATAATTCTTCAACGGGCACGGTCGCTACTACTGCTACTAACCCCGCCGCTATATTAGCGGAGTTAACCGGGGCAATATCAGTAAGCCATTTAACAACTTCTTTGGCGGGGTCTATAGACGGCTCCGGTTCTTCAATTGACATTTCTAACTTAGAAGCCTTTGTAGGTTTTGCTGCAAGTTATAACCCTGCTACTGACGGTTCTTTGCTCGGGCGTATTGGTGGAGTCGAAACAACAGCGAGCGGCCTTGCCACGACATACGGCTCTACTATCAGCGCAGCCGCTTCTGCTGCTGCTGCTACTACTACTTTAGCTTCAGCCGTCGCCGCCAAAGTTGCAGCTCTTGCTGCGGAAGCCGGTGCGGAGGGGGCTAAGGCAAGTGCCATTGCGGCAAAAGTCGCGGCGCTATTAGCTGAGTCCAACGCAGAAACCGCTGAGTCCAACGCAGAAACTGCAGAAACGAATGCAGAAACGGCACAAGCGGGGGCGCAAACTGCTCAGACAGCAGCTTCGTCATCCGCAACAGGTGCCGCAGGCAGTGCATCTTCCGCAACAAACTCTGCAAGCGCAGCAGCAAATAGCGCTAATACTGCTGGAGGGTCGGCGACCGCCGCTGCTACAAGCGAGAGTAATGCACAAACTTTTGCAACAACTGCTGGCACTGCGAGTTCTGCTAGCACTGCTGCTAAGGTTGCTGCTGAATCAGCTCAAACTGGAGCCGCGACTTCAGCAACCGCTGCTGCTACAAGTGCATCAACTGCGGCTACCTCTGCAACTAGCGCCGGAACCGCAAGCACCGCAGCTAATACAGCTAAAGTTGCGGCAGAAACTGCAGAGTCAAATGCAGAGACAGCTGAAACTAATGCTGCAAGCTCAGCTACTTCAGCCGCAGGAAGTGCCGCATCGTCTACTACTTCGGCAACAAATGCTGCAACTAGCGCGACTACGGCAGGCGACCAGGCAACGGCGGCATCGACAAGCGCGTCTTCTGCTGCAACTTTCGCGACGAACGCGGGCACAGCAAGCACTGCGGCACAAAGCTCCAGTGTTTCAGCCTCCTCTTCATTAGCAGATGCGGTAACAGCTGAAAATAATGCGGAAACTGCTGAGGCAAATGCGGAAACTGCCGAGGCAAACGCAGAGACTGCGGCGACCGCAAGTGCGACTAGTGCAACTACCGCAACTACCCAAGCTTCTGCGGCGAGTCAAAGTGCTGGCGTCGCTAGCGTCGCCAAAATTGCAGCTGAGACAGCCAAGGCTGGCGCTGTGACAGCCGCTAGTTCTGCTGCTTCTTCGTCTACTAACGCAGATAGCTCTGAGGCTGCTGCTTCTACTTCTGCTAGCAACGCGGCAACATCTGAAACTAATGCAGGTGTTTCTGCAGGAGCCGCCAATACATCAGCCCAAACAGCTACAACTAAAGCCAGTGACGCTGGCACTGCAGCGGCAGCAGCGGTTGTTTCAAAAACTGCAGCGGAGACTGCAAAAGGCTCAGCTGAAACAGCGTCCGCTAATGCGGCTAGCAGTGAGTCAAACGCGTTAGCTAGTAAAAATGCAGCATCTGCTAGTGCAGTAACTGCTGCACAATCTAAAACTGATGCCGGGGCTTCTGCAGGAGCCGCTGCTTCTTCTGAAAGCGCCGCGTCGTCGTTTGCCGGGACAGCTGGCACAGCTTCAGCCGCTTCAACTGCAGCAAAACTTTTGGCTGAGTCTGCAGAAGCGGCTGCGTCAGGTTACTCAGCCACTGCGGCGGGTAGCGCAAGTGCAGCTAATGGTTCAGCGGTTGCGGCTGCGTCAACTGTTAGTGGTTTAACAGCCCGTCTTAATAATGCAGGCGGCTCGGGCGTTACAGTTGAGCAAGCCTACAGTGCTGCGGCAAGTGACATTTCTGGTTTAGAAGCACAGTACTCAGTAAAGATTGATAACAACGGGCACGTATCAGGATTTGGTTTATCCAGTATTGAGGTAGACGGTGTTCCAGAATCCGCGTTCGTTATACGTGCAGATAAGTTTGCGATTGTTGATCCAGCATCTACGGCTAACAACACGACTAACACCCCTTCTGCTGACTCTATCCCCTTTGCTGTTACTAGTGGCGTTGTATATATTAAATCTGCCGCTATTGAAGACGCCTCTATTACTGCTGCTAAAATTGGATCAATCAATGCAAACACTATTACTACAGGGTCTATATCTGCCGATAAAATAATTGGTGGGACCATAGACGCATCGCAAGTAACTGTTGCAGGCGTGTCACCTTCTTTTGAAATTAAGTCTGCATCGACAGGCGCTCGAATGGAGATTAAAGCCGACGTTATTAAAGTCTTTGATTCTAGCAACCAGCTCCGCGTTAAGCTTGGAAATCTTTCGTAATGGTTGTCGGATTAGAAGTCTACGCGGCTAATGGCACCCTGCTAATAGACGTATCATCCCGCGTTGCGCGTTCTGTTACTAGCGGCACGACAGCGAGTATTGCTAACGGTGCGTCTTTAGATACCAGTGTTGCCGATATGACTTCGGGAGATGACTGGCAGGTCTACGTTTCGGCCAACTCACCGCCGCAATCGCTTAACGCTAGATTTCAAGACTGCACCAGGCACGCTGGCTTATTTAGAATTACTAATAACATGGGCGTGGCCAGCACGTTTGACTACATTGTTGCGAGGACAGGCTGATGGCTACGGGCCTTCAGATATTTAACAGCGCGGGCCAAACAGTTATTGATACTGAGCGAGGCGAGTCTCTTTTATATGCGGGGAATGCCTACACATCTTCGGCTAACACTGCGTACCCAAAGGCTAATTGGGCAGGCAGTAACTTGATTCTTGCTAGGCCGCCAAGCACTAGCTACAACAACAAAACTATTTCTCGATATTCCTGGGGTGGAAAATGGGCCTTAGCTCAAACTGGTGCAGCCAACTCAATCGTATGGCGCGAGCTTCGCGCGCAGCATGAGGACGCTATTACGCCTGCCGGTTACGGACTTGTTGTTTACCGATCAGGCGGCACAGCATCTACCGACATCTTGCTGTCAGCAACGGACTTAGATTCAACAGCTGAGTTAGTCGCTACAGGTAAGTTTAATGGCACCACGGGTACTGGGGATAATAGCGGCTACTACCAAGAATTTACAATGGATAGCAACAGAGACAAGGGTCGCTACTACGTTCTTGCGACTAACACTCAGTCGCAATATGCGCCAGGCGTCGGCGGTCAGACGCCTTATCAGCTTCACATTGATTATCGGTTTGACTACACCAATGGCAAGATTCGCATGCAAAATTATTTAGTACTAAACCAAAACACGCCGGCAGCAGCTAGTAGTCAGCAACTCCGTGGCTACGACTGGGCTATTTTTTATGTGATTAATGGCGGCTCAACAGATAATAATTTTTCCTAACTAGGAGTATAAAATGCACAAGGGTAAAGGTAAGCAGTGCGTGTTGAACGCGCCAGGCAAAAAGAAAAAAGCCCCTAAGAAAAAAGGTACTAAATCAAATGACTAAACCTCGTAACTACAAAAAAGAGTACGCTGAATTTCACGGTAAGGCTGGTGAAAAGAAAAGGCGCGCGGGTCGTAACACTGCCCGTCGTAAAATGGCGACCGCAGGTAAAGTGTCTAAAGGTGATGGGAAAGACGTCCACCATAAAGACAGCAATACTAAAAATAACAAGCGAGCCAACCTAGCTGTTACTACTCGTAAAGCTAACCGTGGATCACTGCGCGTTAAAGCTAAGAAGTAGCTCCGCCACTGGCGGAATAAGAAATAAAGTAAATTGAAATAACTATAAGTATCAGTGACTTACGAATACCCATATAATATTAGTAATCGTAATAAAACGAACATAAACCATTGAAATATAAGTACTTTAGCCCTTTAAAACCTACGAATCCCTATCCCACCGCCACACAAAAAAGTAGTTGATAAATCAGTTACTTACGTTACACTCCCTAGCCAGTGGCACATTTTTGGCACACCCAGGAGGGGAGTTATGGCAACAGTTAGGAAAAGAGGGGAAAATTACCACGTCCAAATTAGGCGTAAATACTTCCCGATACAGACAAAATCATTTCAATCTAAAGCAGCAGCCGCGTCATGGGCACGCCGTGTAGAAACTAGCATGGACGACGGCACATGGATCGACACTACCAAAACACAGATAACAAATATCGATGGGATTATTGATAACCTAGTCCATTCGTTTAACCGTTTTGGGTTAGAGATAGACGGCCCAAAGACATCCCAACTTAACGGCATTAAAGCGTACTTTGGAAATGAGTCTATACACGACCTAACAGTTGATGACGTTTTAGACTTTGCAGCGTTTCGCCGAAAGACTGTCGGCGCTAACACCTTACAAAAACAAATGTACTTCTTTCGCCAAGCTATTAAGACGAGCCGTATTCGTCTTGAAGAGAATGTAGTTGAGGTAGCTATTGGAGAATTAACGACTCGTAAAATTATTATGGGTAGTAAGCAGCGCGACCGGCGTTTAGAACCAGGTGAATACGAGCGGTTGGTAAAAGCTGCGGGAAAACACAAGTGGATTATGTTGGCAGTTGACCTGGCACTGACCAGCGGTATGCGAATGGGAGAGATACACGCGCTCAAGCACACTGATATCGACTTTGATAAGAGGCTTATCACTCTTTTAAGGAAAGATATTAAGTCTGAAGGAGGTAAGAAGAAGGCCAAAATACCGCTCTGGAACAGCGTTAGAGAGGTGATCCTACGCGGATATAATTACTTTGACGGGGGTGACACCCTCTTTAAGATAGAGCGGTCAGGCTCGATTTCTGACAAGTTTGCTGTAATAGCTAAAAAAGCTGGAATAGAAGGTTTGGACTTCCACGACTTACGGCACGAAGCAATTACTAGGATGTTTGAGACTCAAGAAAAGGGAGGTAGAGGTATGAGCATTGAGCAGGTGAAACTTGTCAGCGGCCATAGTAGCTTTGACCAGTTAGCTCGCTATGTTAACTTACGCCCAGAAGACTTAATTGAACCAGAGGACTAGCACACTCACGAATTACAAATCATCTTGGGCGATTGCGCCGAGCGCTACCAGGATAAAACCAATTACATAAAGAATCATCACACACCTCTCTTGTTAGACAGGCGGCATTATAGTATTTCCTATGCAACATTAGTAATGCTAATACTGCATAGGAAATATATGATTATTGCATTTGTTCTGTTAGGTAGGTTGCTGTTTCAGTCGTAGGAAACAAGTATTTCTTGCCGCGTTTAATGTGTGGGATATCAAGCTGTCCTAAATAAATTTGTTGATAAAGTGAAGTTTTTTTAAGTTTCAAAAGATCTGCAAGGTCTTGTAAATCCATGAAAGGGCCGTACTTATTAAGTAGTAGTTCTTGGAGCTGCAACATCTGTAACGCCTTTTTATTTTATGTAGCCATCCTGGTAAAATTTAGAGTCCCTCTCTAAGTTTGGAATTAGTAACTAAATATTAGTAAAACTAATTAAGCCTAAGCATAACTGAATAAAAAGGAATTAGCTATACTAATTTGAGTTATTTGACAATAATGTCAGTACGCTGTTTTAGTAGATAGTGTGGTCAGTTATTAACAATTTTTTTGTTAATAACTCGTCAGATAAAAGTCTGCTTTTTGAGTAAGTCGAAAAAATCGTTGCTCCAATTTCTTGGACAAGATACCACGGCTCATTAGTTGTCATGCGCGGAGTATATGATGCTTCAAAACCTGGTGCAAAGCAGTCGATAACTGTTAGTTTTTCGCCCGCGAACAGTTTCCAAAGCCACTTAGAATCCTTATTCACAACTAACTCCACAGTTTTATCAATTGTAATAAGAAAGGCTTCAGACCCTAGATTATTACTCCAGTTATACATTTTGGAGATTTTAGTATTAGGCGATGATATATTATAACGCGCTTCGTAAGAGCTGACATTCGGTAGAGATTTATCGATTTCAGGATCGATTTCAGCCGGATTAACATCTAGAAAATTTGCGAGTTTAATAATTGTTAGCGGCGACATCTCAGTGATGTCGTTTAGATACTGCGAAAAAGCACCTTGCGTCCAATTGAGTTTGGCAGCTGCTTCAACTTGCGTGATATCCATTTCACGTCTTTTAATCTCCCATATACGTCTTAGATTTTGTACTGACGTGGCTATCGGTGGCTTGCTCATTTTCTTCGTACTCCTAACTGCATTGCAGTTCTATCCATGCACATAATTGCGGTATCGTTAATCGATGTTCTATATAGTACCTTTTAGTTATATTAGCTGTCCAGTCTTTTCCTAATATAATTAAAGCGTGTTTTTCGATACCAACAATAAGGGCGGTGTTTTGCCCGCAGTCGACCATCCGGTTAAGCCAGTTGATTTGTAATGGGGCAAGCGTGGTTTTAATTAGAGTAGACTCTCTAACAGGTAGTTTAGGTACATATTTATATTCAACAAAAAGAATACCGGATGGCCCACCGTACATTACGTCGGGGACTCCTCCGGTATAAGTATCGTGTATCTTCCACTTAAACAGCTCAGGTGGTAGCTTACGATGTACAGATTTTATGAAACTATGTTCATTCATATAAAGTGATGCGTTTTGGCCGCAGTGCATCAAGCTACTTCGCACCCGTTATTTTCGCGCTGGAGAGAGGACGCTCAAAAGTAACGTGTGACCTTTACCGCTTGGCAGGTAATTAGCTATGCTGTTCATATAACGCTTCGGCAACTTTGTAGTCGTTTTCTGTAGCGTAACCTACCCAAGAAACATCGCAATTCATAAAGACTTTGCCTATTTTGTTTTCAGTTGCTACGCCTGCAACTTTCCATAAGCCCGCAAAGCGATCGCCACCACGAATGCCTATCTGAGAGTTCCAGTTCTTAGATACACGTAACTTAGATGATGCGAAGTCCATGATGCACGGTGTACGGTCCAGCTCGCCTGTCTCAGGGTTCTTGAGAAGGATGACGTGTGCATGCGTCTCGTTGATGTCGTAGTCAGCAGGCTTGTCTTGCTGGTTAACGTAAGTTTCCGCTTCTGCTTTTGATGCGAAAGCTCCACCATAACCGCCGCCTACTTCTAGCGAACGCCATACGACATACTCTATGTTAAACGTAAGACTAATTGCGTAAATCGCTTCGCCATAGTTCTTGTTAGTTAAAGTATTAATAAAATGACCGTCTTCACAACCTTGAACATATTTTGCGTGATTCTTGTCTACTTCGTTAGACATTTTTTGTAGAAGCTTAATACGTGGAATAGCCACGTTTGCGCCAACGTTCTCGTTACCACGCCCTATTCCGTTCTCTACAAGTTGTAGGTGAGGGGGGAGCGTGTCGTTAGATGCAACCATTGACGGTGCTGTTGATACTGCTTTAGGTGATGTACCCATTAGATTTTCCTTTGAAAGTTGATTCATGTTTAGAGAGATCGAAAGTTAATGCGCCGAATTTCACGGGGTTGCAGACCAGGGATTTGCTCGCCTAGCTTGAGCATTTCTTTGTATGCAGTCGACGAGACCCGCCTTTGTAAGAGACTGAAATCTTGGTGCTTTAGGACGTGGGCGTAAAAAGCATCCCAGTCCGTCACTTCGGGCACAGTGTCTTGATTAATGGACACACTAGCTTTGTCATTAGCCGTACGTGACAAACCTTGCTCGTCCAATTTGGTTAAGAGCTGGTAATCCAACTCATCTTTTTCTTTGTTAAGTGTTTTAAGCTCAGCATTTAAGAGCGCTTGCGCGTCTTTAACCTTGGCTCGTGCTTCGATTAGCTCATTAATGTTCATCTGATATCCTTCAGGCTGCAGTTTTTAGTTTGTTTAAGATGTCTAGTAGGTCATCCATTCGTTTGAGTTTGCTTTGTAACTTTGCATACACATCGGGTTCCCAAGTATTGCGAGCAGCAATATGAATAACCTCAGTGCGTTGGGTTTGCCCCGCACGGTATATGCGTCGGTTGAACTGTTGGTAATGCTCTGCGTTATAAGTAGGTGATGCCCATATAACGGCTGTTGCTTTAGTCATTGTTAAGCCATGACCTGCGGATTGCGGGTGGCAGAAGACAACTTGTAACTGCCCTGCTTGCATACGGTCTACGACTTCTTTACGTCTATGAGGAGGTGTGTCTCCGTCAATAGTTGCGTATTTAATACCTAGCTTGTCAGCGAGCGCAGTCATAGCTAACTTCTCATGCTTCCAGTTGAATGCGACAAGGCTGTGTTTACGTTCTTGTACAAGCTGCATAACTAATTCGTAGCGTTCTGGATGCACGTTTTGTATTGTGCCGTGCTCGTCATAGACAGCGCCCGTACATAACTGGAGAAGTTTCTTAACCTTGGCGCCAGCGTGAACGGCGTTAATAGTGGCTGTGCCTGTATACAACACAGAGTCTTCGCTAAGTTGTTGGTACTGCTTCATGATCTTAGGCGGTAGCGTTACGTATTTGTCTGATACTGTTTGACCAGGCATTGATAAACATTCTTCTAACTCGTATCGGATGTTAACGTCGCTTATAGCGGCAGCAACTAGTTGCTCCGCATCGTCTTTATCAATCCATTCGTTAGCAAACCCGTTGAACCGTGAAGTGCAAACAGATGAACGAAAGCTGTAGAAGCGATGACCTAGACGTTCTCCGTCATCGATAAGCAGCATAGGATGCCAGATGTCTAGAATGGTGTTGCTGTTAGGCGTACCTGACATCGCAATGCGGTAGTTAAAGAGCTGTGACAGCTTTAACGCCGCTTTAGAACGTTGTGAATCTTTATTTTTAAAGGCGGTGAACTCATCAATAATTAACGTGTCAAAACCGTCGAGTACGTGTACATTTTTTACTAACCACTTAACAGCGTCGTGATTAGTAATGACCACTTTTTCATCACTTGCGAACGCTTTCTCCCGATTTTTGGCGTACGCAACAGCGTACGTTAACTCAGGAGTAAACTTCTCAATGTCGTCACCCCATGATGCTTCTAATATAGATAACGGAGCAAGGACTAAGGTACGCGATCCACGGTTTTTAATAGCGTCAAGCACGGAACGCGTCTTACCGGTGCCAGGATCTGACGTAATAAACGAGCGCTTGTTTTTTAAGATGTGGGCAGTCGTAACTGCCTGATGCTCGAAGGGTTTAAACATAATAATCACTCATTGATATATTTACTATATTAGCATTACTAATAGTTTTATTCAATCTAGTTTGATTTAATGTCATCAAAAATCTCCTGCTTGATCTCCGCTGCTAACAAGCGCTCGGTTCTTTTTATAAGTTTTATGTGGTTCTTTTTGAGGCGGTATGTTGACCAGTACATAGCTTCCGGAGGATCTGTTACTAAGGTGTACTCGTAAACTTCGTTCCGCTTGATATAAAAGTGCTTCATTAAACTGTTCCTTAACATGTCCGCATAGTAAGTGTTTAATATCCATTATTTTTCTACTTTTTTATTACGATCTTGAAATCGTTTTTCAGCATCATCAAATACAAGCCACGCTCCATACAACAATGGCATAAGTATTCCTATAACTATAAGGCTTTGTAAAACGTTAAAGATATTCATGGGCTTACCTCAATCCAGCGCACTTTTCGGTACGGAAATTTAGATACTTTGACTACTTTAAGTTCTTCGCGATACATTGTTTTCTTCATGGTAAACAATGTAATAGACACGATAAGCCCGCCGACCATAGCAGCAATCATGCCGCTATATGTGCCGGCAAACAGGAACATAAGTAGGCCTGTTACACATATATCAATAGGTATGTCATACGCAATTATTCTGCGTACACCAAATTTAAAAATCAGTACTAGTAGACCTAGTGCTGACAGTAGTCCTGCAAAAATCATAGAACACTCCTGTTATGGCTAAAGATAAAAGAATTAACTCATATAAATTAAATATTAAAATTAAGGCTTGGGGCATTTGTCATTCCTAAGAAGTAAGTACGCAAGCAAGCCTATCCCGATAAGGAATATAAGTGCATAAAAAGCAAGGGATAAAGCTTGAGCGAATAACGTGAGTAATAAGAAAATGATACAAGCACTTATTACGTACACAAGCGCTTTATCAAATAGTTTTTTAAGTTTCATTGCGGTCTCCTTTTTCATTCTTCGTGGGGATCAGTTAAATTCCGATCGGGAACTGTGAACTTTTTAGCTTACGCCCCATTGACATTCAGGTTCGTCACCTTTGCGGAATGAACACCAACGGCACGCATTCTTACTAGGTGTAGGGGCAAACTCTGTTTCAGTTGTCATTTTGATTGCGCGTCTATGGAAAGCTGGCGCAAATAACATAGCTTGGTCGCGCGTGTAATGTTTTGTAGTTGTTTCAGCGTGATCCAGATACCAGAATTCTGTTTGTACGAATTGAAGATGTGGATAACGGAAGAATGTACCGATTGCATACAGTAAACCTTGTTGGCTATGAGCTATTTCATTGCCCCACTTTTTACCTGTTTTATAATCGATAACTCTTGCAGATGTTTCGTTTTCTTGTACTAAAGCGTCGAGCTTAATACGAGCCCAGGTTGCTTTTTCCATCCATCCGACGACGGCCCAGTCTAGGTCGAAGCCCCAGTCGCCTTCGAGTTCTACTTTGGCGGCTATGTAGAGCTCGCGTAATTCTTCAAATTGATCTTTAAATTTAAATAATTCTGAAGGCATTTCACCTAGTGTGCCGTTAACGTAGTCTTCAGCGTACTGGTGTATTTGAGTGCCTCTGTCGGCTGCGGGCCCACTAGGCTCTTTAATGCCTTTTACGCGGCTAATGTATGTGCGATACGCGCAGTCTTCGTATACTTTTAATGCGGAGTAACTCCAGGCACGAACGTCTCCTAATTGAGTTGGTTTTTCAAAATCAATTAGATTAGTTTGGGCGCTTTTTTCCTGAGTAAGTTTAATCATGTGAATCCTATGGCTAAAGACTATTAGTATAACTAATAGTTCTAGTTATTAACAAGTAGCTTTAAGTCTTTAGTGTCAAAGTATTTATCAGTTATTTCACTGAGGCTGTGGTGGTTAGTTCGCCAGGTAGTTACGACTCCCCATACGCCATTGTCTGATCGAGATGCTTTATGAACGCGTTTTCGTTCTTTAACAATACCGCAGCGTTCTGCTTTCTTTTGGAATTCACGTTGCGATAAGCGGTGGTCTGTAAGCACGCCATAAACTAGTCGCAAGTGTTCCATAGGCATAACAGAGTGCGGCCATTGAGATTCAGCGACCCACTGTTTAACAAAGCGTTGCGCGGAGGTTATTTCTTGACCCTGCATAACATTTGTCAGTTCGATATCTAAAATATCTATAAAGAATTCTAAGTTGCCGTGTTTAACCGCGGCGAAGAATTCTTCCATAACAGACATAGTGACTTGCGCCATTTGGGCTTTAGCATTATTAGCGATAGGTGTACGTACTAACTGTTTATTTACATTAAAGGTGCGCAGTATTGCTGCAAAGATTGGCAGCTCTAGACTTATATCGTCAATGCCTTCAATAACTTCTGGGTACACGTTTTCTAATTTTTGTTCTTGCCGCGGCGCGATGTTGTAGCGTCGGTCCCCTTCTTCAATTCTTACAGCGTCGGGTCTGTTTGTAAGAAAAATAAAGTTTGTAAAGTTTGGCATTTCAACTTGGTTAGAACGCATAGCACGAATGGTCATCGTGTTTTCTGTAATAGCATTCTTGAGTTTGTCAGCAATTTTCTGAGTACCTGAGTTGGCTGATGCCATATGAAACTCATCGACTACTAAGAATAAAGCTTGTCTCATGTAGAGATTGAACTGCTCTTCAATGTTTTGTAAAGCACGCATTGGTACGTGTTCGTTACCAAAGAGAGGCCTAAGTACTTTGGTATAGAAAATACCTTTGCCGGTGCCTGGGACGCCTTGTAGTACCCAGGCGGTCATTGCTTTACGTTTAGTCTGGAATATATAAGCGAGCCAGTTAGTAAAGTGCTCAACTTCTAGGTTTTGACCACCTAATATATGAGTAAGCAGCTTATAAATCAGCGGGCATGACTTTGCGATTTTTTGTGAGTCGCCCATGTTTAACGCTTCATGGTTACGAGTTGACAGCATGTGTTCTGTTTTACGGAACATATTAATTTGATAAGGTACTACTGTTAAATCTACTGCGGCGCTGTTTGAGGCGGGGTCAAAAATAACGCGGGCATCAGGCACAAAGTCGGGCTTACTACGGCCATGTGATCGCATGAAGCCTTCAACACTAGAGGACGCACATGGCATCAATGGAAAGTCTTCAGTAAATTGGTTTAAGTTTGGGTCAAAGACGCCGTTGTAATATGTGTCGGTACAGAAGTCTCGCATAGCTACAGGGAAGTTAGCGCGCCCTTCTTTCTCCATTTCTTTTTGGTAGTGGTCAAATAATGATTTATAGAAGTCTGGATCAGCTAGTTCTATAGACCATATAGGTTCGCCTTTAAAGTTAAACATATATGTTGGGTCTTCTAACTTAAAGTAATACGCGTTGCTGTCGCCTCCATTGACGTTACACCGTATGTACGGGGGGTTTGTATCGTCAGTGATGTTAATAGACATGCGGTCTGGGTTTGTAAGGATCTCTTCAGATTTGTTGTCTACAGTGGCTATAGTTAAGCGTTCTTTTTTAGCTTTAAAACCTTTTTGATTACGTAATTTGTTTTTATGTTCATTGCTTTTTTGGTAAACAACTTCTGGACTAATGTCTGCCATTAGAATAGCAAGGTCTAACGTATCGTTTATACCAGAAACGCGCACGACCCGATCAGCAGGGGAACTGAAAGGATCGTGGGTTTCATCTTCAAAGGTAGGAGGAGCTATGAAGATTAGTTTTGAGTTGTCAGCAACACTGACATCTAAAGGGTATTTTAAGGAATGCCCATTAGATGATAACTCTAATTGCGTAGAGAAAAGCTGCGACTCAAAATTAGCATTTTGTAGCCATAGTTTGACCGCTTTTGCGGGCATTGCATGCTTTAATAAAATGAATATATGTAACGATACTTTGTCGCCTTTTAAGCCAAGGCTAGCTGAAGCTTGAGCAATGAAACTGCAGTCTTGTACTGCAGCAGGTAACTCACGTATTACGGCTTTTGCTAACGCGCTTATATCTGCATTAGAAAAAGTATTTGGGTTAGTGTGCCCTGGCAATTTAATGCCGTCGATATCTAATACAAGTAAGTTTGAGTACGCTACGCGGTTAGTTTTACCGGCTCGCGATTCGTTTTGCAACGGGCGTTTAAGATCTCCTTTGAGAAGGCAGCGGCCTTGCAGGCTTTGTTGGTTTATAAGCTGTTCAAACATCGCTAGCCCTGCATTGTTGAGGGGTATTTGATGTTCGTGAGATGTAACGTTTTTGACGTGTGGGTAAGGGGTAAAACCTTTTTTAGGACAGTGTCGCTTGCTCAACCGCTGTCCATTGGCGGCTTCTAGAAATGTTAGTTGCATGTCTCCTCCTACAGAGATTTAAATATAGCACACTATTAGAGATACTAATATTTATTTATGTAGAAAAAGCGATTTGTCGAAGACTTCCTGTCGGTCAATTTTTACAGTGCTGTCCGCTTCGAAGGTTATACGAACCTGGTTGCGGTCTATCCGTGATATTTTTAGTTTCGCCAAGACGCCATCGTCATTGTGTATGACTATTTGTTCATTCAGCTTCCGTGTTAATACAAGTCGGGACATTTTTTATTTACTGTAGCTAGTGTCATAGCCGCCTTCTGCGTTTAAGGGTAAATCTAAAGCCCAAGCGGGGGGCGTACACATATGAGAAATTAGTTTACCCATTGTAACATCTGGTTCATTAGCATTGCTAATTAAAACGATCTCATCGTGTACAGTAAGTACAACTTCTGCGTCTAGATTTTGGTCGGCTTCGATTCGGAGCATTGCGTCAGTAACAATGAGTCGAGACAAAGCTTGTACTACGTTTTCTGTAATCCGCCCTCCCCAGGTGGTTTCTGTTGTGCGCGAATCGTAGGTCAGTTTGCCAAGCTCATAACGTAGGTTTTCGTAATGAAGTGACAAACCATTTGGCAGCTTAATCTTTTGAGATCCAAACGATAAGCATTGCCAGTTTTCTTTGTAGATCGGGTTGATCGTACTAGCTAATTTTGTTTCAAGTTTGTTCCAAAGAAGTGGAATACCTGAATAAGTAGTTCGATAAGTATTGACTACGCTATACGCTTCGTTTGTGCTGAACTTCATGGGTGGGCCCATCGCACCAGCTTCTAGTGTAGTCTGGAATTTAGCTGCGCCCATGCCATAGCCAAGGCCTAGCATTGCTACCTTACCAACGAACCGCTCGAGCGGGTTTGCCGTTTTATCAATAGGTTTACTATAGATGTCTGTAGCTAAGATGCTATAGACGTCATCGCCATCTCTGAATTGTTGGAGCAAGGCTTGTTCGTCTGCTAACCAGGCTAGCATACGTGCTTCGATGTTTGATAAATCAGCAACGAAGATCAGTTTGCCTGGGGGTGCTGTAAGAGCAAGCCGTAGAGGAGATTTGCGTGGCATGTTCTGCATGTTAATTTTTTCTGTGCCGCCAAACCGGCCTGTATGCGCAGCATAGTACCGAAGGGGCACGCTGATTGTACCGTCGGCGTGTGTTGCGTCTAGGAAACGCTGCGCCCTAGTTTCGTTGATACGGCTTTTTACTGCCTTGCGCGCATCCCATATAAGATGATGCGATGGATACATCGCTTGCATTTGCGTGAAGGCTTTGTCGTTTTTACCAAGAGCCGGAATATTTTTGCCTGTAGTTGGGCTAACTTTTGTCGGCGGTATAATCTTGAGTGATTCTCTAATATAAACGGCGAACTGTTGGTTGGAGCTAAGTATTTTGCGGTCGACACCCGCTGCAGCGATGGCAGCTGCACTAATAGCGATTGTGTCGTCACGAAATTTGATTAACGCTTCACGGTTCGCGATTAGCTTTGGTTCGCAGAACATGCGACAGGTTATGTCGATTAGATCCATTTCGCTTTTAGGCATTTGAGTACACATTTGATTGTACAATGCGTACGTTAAGTCGACATCTTGTATGCAGTAGCCTGCAAGAGACTCTTCTTGTTCGTCGTCAAGATCCCAGATACCTTTAGCATCCATAAGCTCGTCGCCTTTGCGCATGGTTTCGTCATCTGGAAAGAAACGAATTGCGCAATCTTTGAGTCGTGCAGACTTGCCTGGGGCTAGCGCGCGCGACATAGCTGCAGTATCTATATAGTATTTAGGTATGTGTTTGTAATGGCGAGTTAATATATAGCCGTCAAAGGGGGTGTTGTGGCAGACAAGAGCTGCGTTGCTCCAGTCAATTTCTTCGATAGCTGCCTGTGCATCGTCTTCACCATACCACTCTGTGTCATCATGATTTATCTTGATGCCAACGCCCCACACTTTAAATTCTGGACCGTTAACGTAGTCCATTGTTGTTAGTTTGGTAAGGCTGTATTTAACAGAGTAATAGGTTTCAAAATCTAAGGTGATTAAATCCATGTATTAAGAATCCTATTTTTTTGTTTTATATTGCGGCGTATGTTTGTTAAAGGCTGGCCTGTCATTTTGAGCAATGTTGATGGCTAAATATGTTATCTGCCCGCCGGCTTTTAAATAGGTGTCAATGTGTTCATTGATTTTTCGGCGGGATATTTTATGCGTGTTTCCAAGGCCTATAGACATTAAAATTGCTCCTTAGAATTGCGGGTGTCGCACTGCTGTTGCGCATACACTTCATCAGAAATATTTTGAAATTCTTTAATGAGGCTTTGATATTGATTAGGGGATTGTGATTTGATTGCAACAGTAACGTACTGTAGTTCTTCTTGAGCTAGAGTGTTATTGCGATTTGTTTTGTCATGTTCACGTGTCAGCGTAAAAAATTGTTGAGTGTTCATACTCGTTCCTCGAGTTATATAAATTTATTTTGTAAGGTGGTGTATTAGCCGGTCGAGGTACCAACGGGCTTTGCGGAGATCTTCTACTGGTGCTTTTTTGTAACGAAACCTGTGAAGGTATTTCTTTGTGGTTCCTTCAAGGTGGTAACTAAAACCTTCAGGGCCTAAGCTGTCCTCGAGGTAATCAATGCACTCAATAGCGCCTTGATTGTAATGAGGTGGCTGGTGGACTGCTGTGTTTATAGCATCAGGTTTAGCGTCAGGTAACATTTTACTCTCCTAGTTTTTGAATATAAATATTACCATTACTAATATTATGGAACAAGACTTTTGTTCGGTGTTATTAAAGGTCCGAGTCCTATGTTTAGTGCGAATTCAACGTCACGTTCGTCATCGGGCTTAGGGGGTAAGAATGGTTTGTAAACGCCCTGCTCTTCTATGAAATCGCTGTAGTCGTTGTAAGGGTCGTCGCTGATGCTGCACGGCATACGGTTCATGATTTGATTTCCTCTAGGTCATCGTCATCTAAGCCTTCTGAAAGATATGTATAATCCGGGTGTCGCTCGTAAAACAGTTGCACGTTGCCCTTGTTATCAGTCAGGGCGTCTCCGTCTTCGTCTACTTTGTAGAATGTAAGGTCCCACACTGCTATTGAATAGTTCATAACGTCATCTCCTTTAATTTAATCCAACAAGGAGCGCACACATATGCGCCCCGATCTTTTATAGTGGCTGTACTGCCACAGTTACAGCTTACCATGACGGCGCGAGTCTTTCAAGATAACTTTCCTGCGCTCCCT